GGCGAAGAGGTGCTTTATGGGCATCTAAGAAGCTGATTGAAATGCCTTCGGTTCTAGAGGTGAAACTAGAAAATGATCTAATGATGCAGACATTAGAGGCGGAGGATAAAATAAACCAGGACGCTACGGCTTCCAAATAACCACGCTACGGCTAGGAAAGGATAAACATTATGGCACAAACACCAATCAACGAACAAGACAAGCAAATGGTAGATAATCTTGCAGCAGAAAAGCTGGGAGATGTTAATCGCCAAGTTGCAGAAGGAATACAGCAAGTACAGGAAGCTGCAGGCGATCCTAATGTTGCAGGGAAAGATAACTCTCAACAAGCTGTAAAAGAAAATCCAGTAGAAAAACCAACTGCTCAAGAGCAAGCTGCTGAAGCAGTATCTCCTAAGACAGAAGGTGATATGGCACAAGAAGAGTCATTCATTAATGTAATGTTTGGCGAAGGTGACAAAAGAACTCTATCGGATAAACAAATTAAGGATACTTATAATCGTTATAAAGACCTTAATTATAAGCACCAAACAGAAGTTGCACCTATGCAACCCATTTTAGATTTCGCTAAGGCTATTCAATCTCAAGTGGCTGCAGAAGGAGTACAGGCAAATCCAAATGATATTGTCCAGTTTTTGGCTGCTGCATCTCAAGCTTATATGAAAAACCCTACAATGGGTGGGCAGAAAGACCCAACACCAGATACACAGGGTATTCCATTAGGTGAGATTGAAAAAGATATGGCACAATGGGAAGAAGATAATGCTATGACACTACCGCCTAAGTATAAAGAGGCAGCTAGTATGATGCAGAATCTTCAGAACGAAAATGCACAAATCAAACAAATGTTACAACAGATATCAGCAAATGCCCAGGGTATGAACCAGCAAGCAACAAAGCAAGTAATGGATGCTAATGCTACTCGTGATACTAATATGAGGCAATTAGCAGCTAATAATCTTGATAAAGCACAAGCTAAATATCAATTAGCTGATGATTTACAGGATCAATTCTTTCAGTTTGCTTATGGTAGAGGGTATACAATGGAAGATTTTTTAGACCCTGCACTAACTGATACTGTAGTCGGAGATTTTAAAGCTAATCTAAATACTCCAGAAATGGAACGATTAGCAGGTATAGCAAAGCGTAGACAGGCTTTTACTGGATCTATGGGTGCTACACCAGGAGCAGTTGGAGAAGCACCTCCTGCTGATCCTAACGCAGAATTTATTGGAAAAGTAGCTGATGATTTCTTAAAAAAGAGAAATAGAGCCTAGACAAGGACGATCATCAGACCACTTATCTAGTAAATTAAAATTGTACGCTACGGCTTACAAATGACAACGGAACACAGAATTCTGCTGAATGCACTATCTTGTGGGAAGAAGTCGGATTTGAAACACGAAACAATGCTATAAACTTATAAGGAGGTTACTATGGCAGCAATACAAGGACTTCGTGGGACAGGTCAATTTACATCAGACTTTCGTCCTACGAACTATAGGGAGTTATTCACTCTTCTAGAACCAAATGGTACAGCACCGCTTCAAGCGTTGTTGGCTATGACTTCTAGTGAGTCTACAGACGACCCTAAATATAACCATTTCAGAGATGAGTTACCAACAAGAACCATCGTTGTTAATGGTGCGTTAAACAATAGTGCAACTACTTTAACATTTGACAATGACACAGCTGATGAAGCTTTCATCGTCAGTGGTACTGTTTTGCATAACCCAGCAACTGGCGAGAATATTCTTGCTACTGCGGATGCGAACACTTCAGCAAACACAGTAACTATTCAAAGAGGATATCACTCTACAGCGGCTGCAGTCGCAGATGACCAAGAGCTAATTATCGCAGGCTCGTCCTTCATTGAAGGTGGCACATCTCCAACAGCAGTTAGTTTTGATGCTACTGTAGACCACAACTTTACGCAGATCTTTAAGACTGCGATTTCAGTAAGTGGAACTTTACAGAACACAAACCTAAGAACTGGCGACAAAGAACAAGAGCAACTTACAAAAGCCCTAAAACTACATATGGGTGACATTGAAAGAGCTTTTTTCTTTGGAACTAGAGGTGAAACTAACGGCTCAACTGCAAATCCAAAAAGAACTACTGGTGGATTATTCAGTATGATTACAAATGTAATTGACTGTGCATCTGCTACAACTTCTTCTAACAAGATGACTGAGAAAGAGTTTGATAAATTCTTAATTGAGGACATCTTTGCTTTTGGATCAAACGAAAAGGTAGCCTTTGCGGGTCCTCGTTGTATCACTAATATGATGGAACTAGGTAAAAACAGATGGCAACCTGTGCAGATTGACAACGCATATGGCGTAGCATTTACAAGATACACTACATTTGCTGGTGATCTTCTTGTATATATGCACCCTATGTTCCGTCAGGTTAGTGCACTATCGCAAGAGATGCTTATCTTAGATATGAATCACTTGAACTATCGTTATATGGCGGGTAGAGATACTCAACTCGTAAGAGATATCCAGAATAACGATTTTGATGGTGTTAAACATATGTATATGTCAGAGTGTGGATTAGAAATGACCCACTCTAAAGTACACCACAGAATTAAGAACTGGTCTGCTCTATCGTAATAGGACGACTAATTCTTATATAAAGGTAAACTAAGGGCTGGGGTTAGTGATAACTCTAGCCCTTTTTATTTAGGAGATAGGATATATGACAGAAAAAGATGTAAAAAGGTTTAAGTCTGCACAAAAAGCTAAAGATAAAGTAGCTAAAGAAGCAGTCAAAGATCCAATTGTAACTCAAAAAAAAGTGGGTTCACAATGGGCTTACTATGTAAGTGCTAATCCAGAAAAGGTTAGTTGGGATATGAATGTGGCAGGTGAGAAATATAAGGGGTTGTGGAATAAAGATAGAACACATCTCGTATGGAGAATACCTGCAGACAAAGCAGATAGGTTTGAACAACACATATTCTTCAAGCATAGAAGGATTATCAAGGGAGATGAGTAATGGCTTCTTACAGCTCAGGTTCTTCATCTTCGGGGTATAGTTCTACATCGTCTACAAACACAGCTGGTACTACTAGCAGTAATCAGAATGTTTCTAAATCAGACTATGTAGACCTTCCTAAACCAACGGAAGAACCAACTAATAGAGATGAAAATGGTAATGTAAGACCAGGTGGTGTTGATCTAAGAACAAACATTAATAAAGAAAAAGATAGATTAGCAACCAACGCACAACTTAAATACTTAGATGAAAATGTAAACGATAGGAATAGATATTCAGCATCTAATCCACATCTAGGTGAACCATATTCTTCATTACAAACATTAGCTATGCAAGCTTTGCGTAGGTATGGAGATATGCACCCTGGAACTGTAGACGGCGAAGTCATTATGATGTTTATTGAATTCGCTAATTTAGTATTAGAAGATCTAAGATCACATCCATACTTTGATAATTTAGAGGTAGATTACTATACACATCCTACAGAACATAGGAATGTACCAGATCAAATTATGGTTGCAGGATTACTTTATAACTATGCAGTTCAACAACAATCTAATAAGGTAGAAGCATATGGTCCTATGTACTTTAGGACTATGAACAGAGTTTTATATAATAGAAAGTATGGTAATTCTAAGATAGAAATCAGCCCACACGACAGAGGTTCTGATAATCTATGTAGTAATAGAGCATACGATGCTGGGAGAAAGTAGATGTCAACAGCTTATGCACCATCTGGTGTAAAGGTAAAGGTTTATCCTTATGAAGATTTTCAAGGTGTTGATGCGTCCCGAGATAAAGCCGCTTTAGATACAGGTCAAAAACAGCATTTGATAACCATAGATAATGGTTTTGCTGATTGGAGGGGATCTATTGTTAGGGATGCAGGTGCCAGTCAAAGGACATCTGGGGATAGATTAATTAAACACTTAAACTTTTATGGTCGTAACAGACTTGTATGGGCACAAAAAGATGGTGGTGGTATATCTTTAAAATCAGATCAAGACCATATAGCAGAAGAAGTATATCCCAAAAATAACATAACAACATCCACACTATTCAATAACAATGTTATCTTCTTTAATAGAGATAACAATATGTATAGATATGATGGTTTAAAATTTAGAAAGATTGAAGCCAGTTCAGATCCAAGACCAGCATTTGGAGTTGCTATTCAAAGAAGGTTAGCAATAGCAGGAGCACCAGATAAAAGAACAACAATAGATATAAGTCGTGTTGATGAATTCAATGTTTTTCCAGATGATGAAGATCCAGCAGCAACAGCAGTAACTAAAGCTGCAGATATAGATGTTGCTAACATCATTGGTACTGCAGATGAAATAAAAGGTTTAGGTGTTTTTGAAAATAACAGATTAGCAGTATTTACAAACGACCAAGTTGTTGTATATGCACTGCACCCAGATTTCACACAATGGCAAATAGATGATAAAGCCAATGTTAAAGTAGGAACTTTAAGTCATAATACAATTGTACCAGCTGGTTCAGACCTTATGTTCTGTTCTAGAGATGGGGTACACTCGTTAAGAAGATCAGATACAAACGGCGTAACTATATTCTCTATACCAATGTCAAATAAAATTGACTTAACTTATAGAGGTTTAGTTAAGCAAGTTGCTAATCCTGAAAACATTAGTGCTATGTTTGACCAAGATGAAGGTCAATATCATATATTCTTCCCTATATCTGATCTTCTTTGTACTAGATTAACATTGACTCTAAACCCTATGTCTGGTGGTGAAAGTAAATGGTCAACGGGTACATTTTTAAATGCTATGAATGGTAGACAGCTAGGAGGAACAACAGTTTTTGGTACTCCTGGTGGTATTTGGGAAAGAGCTAGGATTGAAGATATAACAGACTTCAGTCCAGAGATGACGGTACTAACTCCTATACTTTGGCAAGGTGCTATAAATGATGTAAAAGAAAGCTATTCTTTTATATTACAAGCAACTGGTAAAGGAGAGATAACGGTAGAAGCTTTTGATGAGCGAGGTAGGTATTTGAGTTCTATGGTTTTTCTTATAGAAGAGGACGGAGCGGACGACAAATTCCCAGATGTGCCGTTAAGTAGACAATATGAAAGGAAATTTGAACATCGTTATAGAGGTGTTCAATTTAGATTAAAAACAAAAGGTAAAGGACTATTAAAAGTTATAGGCTTTGCCGTTACAGTAAGGCAGGGATAAATTATGGCAAGACTTAGACAACAACATCCTCAAAACTATGTATCATCAGGTAATATACATACTGATTTTGAGAACATCATCAGATATCTAAACACAGCAGAGTTTGGTGATAAAACAATCGCTGAACTATTATCGGTTCTGTTTAACGAATCAGGAACATTCCAAGGTCCTATTGAAATGAGAGTAGACACAGTTAATGGTCTACAATATAGGGTTGGTACATATCCTGGAGCAGATGATGGTTGGCAAGATCTAATTACAATCTCTTCATTAAGAGGTCCATCTGGAGCGAATGTTGGAACCGTTGAAGGTCCTTTCTTTTTCAATAGACAAGATAAATTAATTACAACAGGAGTACAGACAGTCACCGTAACGAGTGGTGGTTCTGGATACACTTCTGTCCCTACTGTTTCTTTCACTACACCTCAAGACTCTATCAACGGATCAGCACCAACTGCCACTGCTGTTCTTACTGCTGGAGTTGTAACTGCAGTTAACATAGCTTCAACTGCACAAGGAGGTGGATATACCGTAGCCCCTTCAGTAACCATTACTCCACCTGCCAATGGTACTCAAGCTACTGCTACTTCTGCTCTTGCTCCTATTGCTAGTAATGCCAATGTGATTCCATACACATTTGATCAGAACACAGAGGACATAGTAATTTATAAAAACGGAGTTTTACTTGGTCTAGCCACAACTGGATCTGCAGCTGAATACACAACAAACACTGCTGCAAATACCATTACGATATCAACTGCAACAGGAACTGCGTTAGCAGATAAATACACAATCTACAGCGTGCGTTCTCAATCAGTAACTAACTTCCGTAGACAAGACACATTAGTTAGTACATCCACTAACTCTGTA